TTATTGACCATGTGCCTAATGTGCTAAAATATACCTCACGGGCTGATTGTGCGCGGCCAGAGACTATCTCAAAAGTTAAAAAAGAGATACCATTGATTAAAGGTTGTACAAAGTGGAAAGGCAGCGTAGAGGACGGCGTTGTAGCATTGCAGACGTTTAAGGCAATCTATATCCATCCCGATGCACAGTGTTGTTTTGCAGAGTTGGCGGCGTATAGTTATAAAACAGATGATAGCGATAACCCGACCACCGACATCGAAGACAAAAACAATCACTATGCAGACGCATTACGCTATGCGATTGAGCCAATAGTTAGACCATCAAACATTGTAAGAGTGCGGCGATTATGAGTAAAAAATGGTGGCAGTTTTGGAAAGGCGAACAAAAGAGCAGTGCTTTAGGTGTGCTTATTCGCCAATCTAGCAACTTTACAGCTTATAATTTTGTCCAGTTTGTGCAAGAGGCATATCAACAAAACCCGACTGTTTATGCCTGTATTCAGCAATACGTTAGCGCGTTCAACTCATGCCCGATTATCATTAAACGTGGTGAGGAAGTCATTAACAATGCCGCGCTAATGAGTTTAATATCACAGCCGAATGAGCTGCAATCATTAAGTGAGTTTTTAGAACAAGCCGTCATTTACTATTTGGTTGGTGGTGAAGCTCCGATATGGGGTGATGCGGCTATCCCGTCCCGATTGCCTAAAGAGATTTTTATTCTACGTCCCGATTATCTCACGCCCGTATTATCTCAAACCATGACTGCTAAGGTCGCTATTTGGCAGTACACAGCGAGCGACAATGACATAAAATCTATGGCCGTATTACCGTCCAATATGTTGATGTGGAAAGCGTATAGCCCCCTTGATAGGTTTAGAGGGTGCAGCCCTTTGTTACCCTGCTCTTATGCTGTTGACCAATTAAACGCCTATGCAAAATCAAACTTTTCACTGTTAAAAAACGGTATGCAGCCAAGCGGCGCGTTAAGTACAGATTCTAATTTAGACGAAACGGCATACGAAAGGCTAAAGACCCAATTTAACGAAACGTACACGGGTGAGGGCAATACGGGCAAGCCTGTCATTACTGAGGGTGGTCTAAAGTGGCAATCATTTGGTTTTACCATGCGAGACGCTGAGTTTTTAGGCGGTAAAACATCGGCTAAGTTAGATGTGTGCGAAGCGTTAAAAGTACCGCCTCAGCTATTAGGTATAGAGGGTAGTCAAACCTATGCCAACTATGAGCAAGCGCGGGCGGCGTTTTATGAAGATTCTGCAATCCCACTTTATAACAACTTATTAGCATCGCTTAATCGTTGGCTTGGGTGGCGTGTGGGCTTAAAACCTAGCGATATTTTATGTGTTGATATTGATGCGGTAGCAGCATTAGAGCCAAGACGCGCCGAGCGTAATACTAAGTTAGATACCATGCAATCAATAAGCACTAATGAGAAAAGACAGGCTATGGGTTATGAGCCTGTAGATGGTGGCGATGTGTTATTGGTCAATAGTGGATTGATACCGCTAGACATGGCAGGGGCAGACATCCCAAACCTTAATCCGATGTTTTAGCTATGACACGAATCGAAAAGTTAAAATACGCAAGGGCTGTTTTGTTGACACAAGACCGAATTGCTTTGCGCTATCAAAAATTGATTAAGCGTGAGCTAAAAAAGACAGCTAATCAATTGGCCAACTCATACGAAATAAACCAAAACGACAGCCAATTCGCTGAGATTCAAGTACAACACAAAACACGCATGACCGAGATTTTAACCGATTTAAACAAAGAGACATCGGAACGGTTTAAGGCGTTTAAACTTACAGGCAAAAAAGACATCTTTGATAACTTTGTCGAGAATAGCATTTACAGCATCTTAGCATCTAACGTATTAACCACAGCAACAACAGTTAGCGCAAATACGGTGGCCACAGCAAGCGCGGTTATCATGCAGACTATGGCCAATGCTGTCACCAATCCTATCGCGGCTGAACCTGAAAACGTAGCAAACGCCATTGCAAACAGGATAGGCGGTCAAAACTCAGTTAGCCGAGCGATGACCATAGCGCGTACAGAAACGCACAAGGCCGCGAATGTATCACAGTACACAAGAGCAGAATCAGCAGCTACCGATTCGGGGCTTGACGTTGTTGTTGAGTGGATTAGCACAAACGATGGTCGGGTGAGAGACTCACACAAAAACGCTAACGGCCAAACCCGACCAATGGGGCAGCCGTTTAATGTGGGCGGCGAATCAATGAAATATCCGAGTGACCCGACAGCGAGCGCGGAAAATACTATCAATTGTCGGTGTGTTTTGGGTTACGATGTTAGATAATTTTGAGAGGTTATGATATGCGTTTACATTACACAAAGGCTCTAAGTCTTGTTGATAGTAATTTTAAAGAAGCGGGTGATGGCGCGTTTAGTGGTTATGCAGCCGTCACTGGAAATGTAGATTTAGGCGGCGATATTATTTTGAAAGGTGCGTTTAGCGAATGGCTAGACAAAGCCGACCCTAGCCGCGTCCGTGTGTTATGGCAGCATGATTGGAATAAACCAATTGGCAAGACACTATCAATGCGTGAAGATGATAACGGTTTTGCGGTTGACGGTGAATTGTTGCTTGATATTCAAAAGGCACAAGAGACGCGTACTTTAGTTAAAAACAATGCGATTGATGGGTTAAGCATCGGCTTTAGAATTGATGATTTTAGCTATGACAACGACACGCGCATCATCAAAAAATTGTCGGTTATGGAATACTCATTCGTTACATTTGCGATGAATCCTAATGCCCTTGTCAATGATATGAAATCGTGTAAACTAGACACTGTAAGAGACTGTGAACATTACCTGCGCGATGTTTGTAAGTTATCACGCTCTGAGGCGAAAACACTATTAAGCATGTTAAAAAAGGCGATTAGTCGAGATGATGAGCCTAATTTAGATGACTTAGCCGCTTCATTAGTGAAATTTAATCAAACATTGCGAGGTTAGTCCCATGACTGATATTACCGAAGTCAAGAAGTTGATTGATGATGCAGGCAATGCCGTATCTCAATTGCGCCAATCCCAAGAACAAGCTGTTGCTGAATTTAAAAAGCATGGCGACGTTTTGGCAGAAACAAAGTCCAAACAAGATGCGATTCAAAACGACATCACTGGTTTGGTTCAAGCTATTCAAGAAGTTAAAGCCGCTCAATCTGCACAGATTCAAACTGGCAGCGATGGTTTAACCAAAGAAGTGCGTGAAGCAAAAAGCGCGTTGTTTAAAAAAATGCGCGGTATGCAATTAAGCGACACTGAGCAAAAAGCATTAAGCACAATCACCAATCCTGACGGCGGTTATTTAACTACGTCAGACACAACTGGTCGTATTATCCAACGTATTCACGACAATTCACCAGTTCGCCGTTTTGCCAATGTTAAAAACACAAGCAAAGAAACAGTGACTGGCTTGATTGACAATGGCCGTAACAGCTATTCGTGGGGCTTTCAAGGCAATACGCCAAGCACCACAGCGACAAAACAGTTTGGTCAATACGAAATCAAAGTTAAAAAACTTTACGCATACCCAACCGCAACAACTGAAATGCTTGAAGATGCGGATTACGACATCGAAGCAATGATTGTTAATGATGCGGCTCAAGGTTTTGCAGAGGGTGAAGCATACGGTTTCTTGTTGGGTAACGGTGTATTACAACCACGCGGTATGATGACTGTTGCTACTGCATACACGGGCGACAATACTCGCGCATGGGGTACAGTGCAAAAGTTTAAAACTGGTGTAAACGGTGGTTTTGCTGCTACTCCAAACGGCGGTAAGATTTTGATTGATGCGGCTATGTCCTTACGCGGTGCTTATCGTGCGGGTGCTATTTGGGGCATGAATCGCTTCACCTTTGCCGAGGCAATGAAGTTACAGGACTCCGATGGTAACTTTATTTGGCAACCAACCTGGAACTTAACTGATTCCCCCTTTGGCATGATTTTAGGTATTCCTGTAGTGCCTGATTTTGACCACATGGCCGATATTGCTAACGATAGCTTGTCTATGTTTGTTGGTGATTTAAACCAAGCCTACCAGATTGTTGACCGTCGCGGCGTTAATGTCATTCGTGACAACATCACTAATCCAGATGTGGTGCAATGGTACTTTACTAAGCGCACAGGTGGCGATTTGGTGAACTCCGAAGCCGTCCGTTTTGTTGAATTCAAGGCTTAATAGGAGCAATGTAACATGACTATCAATAAAGATTTACACAATCAAGTTAGCGTAGGCGTTGCCATTGCTTTAACAGCCGTTGCCGATGGCGAAGATGTGGTTGGTGCGGTGATTGACCGTCAAGGCAGCGAGGGCTTGGAGTTGATTTTTCAAGTTGGCGAATATACCGATGGTAGCGTGACACCGTTAATCGAAGAATCCGACAACAACAGCGACTATACAGCCGTTGCTGATGCTGATTTAACCAATACCGAAGCAAGTGCAGCGTTAAGCGCGGCAGGCGTTTCTAGCATTGGTTATGTGGGTTTTAAACGCTATGTACGCGCAACAGCCGTAACTGCTGCTGCATCTACATTAAGCGTTGGCGCATCGTTTGTTAAGTTTGGTTTACATTTGCAAGGCACTGTTAATCCTAGCTAACTAACCAATGAAAAGGGCTAATCATGTCTATTTTAATCAGTGAATCGGGAAGTGAACCGATAACGACAGCCGAAGTTAAAACTTGGGCTAAAGTTGAAAACAGTGATGAGGATAGCTTGATTAGCTCTTTAATTACTTCATGCAGACGCGAGGTTGAGTCATACACTAAAAACGTATTACGGCCTCAAGTTTGGCGTACAAAATACATTGCTGAAACAGTTAAAAATAAGTTCTTTTCGCCTCGCATTGTTGCGTCTTCGGTTGTTGTCACGGTTGATGGCGACACAATAACAGGCTATTTATTCAACGAAATCACAGGCTGCTTACGCCTAAATACAGACTATGCAGGCGATGAGTTAATCGTTATCGAGTGGAGTATTGAAACCGCTCTTTTTAGCCTTGCACCACTAACACAAGCACTAAAAGACCTTGTCACATACCGTTTTTATAATCGCGGCTCTTACGATTTACCCGCTCATGTTGTGAGCGTGTTGAATCAATACCGAGTATTTAACGTATGAATATCGGCGAGTTAAAACATCGCATAACCATTGAGCAATGCACAAAGTCAAGCGATGGTCAGGGTGGCTTTACTAGCACATGGTCAACACTCGTTAGCGTATGGTCGAAAGCGACACCACAAAGCGAGCGTGAAAGGTTTTATCGTGGTGAGAATCAACACACGCAAGGTTATACATTCACAATCAGACAAAACCAAGCAGTCACAGTACCCTCTACACGCGACAGCGATAATATACGCATTGTCCATCGTAACGAGATTTACCGCATTACTGGCATTAGCAGACGCAATGATGATTTAGACTTTTATGAGATAAAAGCCGAATTGTGGGGAGGCGTTGCACAATGAAAACAAAAGGCGCGATATTTTTACTTGATGTTGAAGTTACGACAGGTGTATTTGCTACCGTAGCAGCGATGAAAACCACGACCATGACAATCAGTAATGAGACGGTTGATGTGACTAGCAAAGGCGATTTACAGCGCGAGTTATTAGAGAATTGCGGCATACAGTCAGTGAGCATCAAGGCACAGGGCTGTATTAGTAGTGCAGACAGTTATAAAAAAATCAGTTACGCGACCAACACTGGCGAAATACTTAACTGCAAAATCAATAGTAATAATAGCGAAATATATTCAGGTGGTTTTATTATTAGCGGTTTTGAGACAAGCGGCGAATATAACAAAGAGGGGTTATATTCCATCACGCTTGAAAGTGCAGATAGTTTTAGCCGTGTTGATTTTATGCTTCTTGAATTAGGCGACTTTTTATTGCTAGAGGACGGGTTTAAGTTTGTTTTGGAGGCTGCATAATGTCATTAGTAGCACAATTAAACGCAGCTTTAAAACGTAGGTTAGAAGCAAATCTCATTATTGCGGGTGAGATTGTAGCAACTGAGGTAAGACGTAATATCCAAACATCGCCACGCGGCGGTAAAACTTACGTCAAGACCAATCCTAACAGGACACATACAGCATCCGCTCCGAATGAATCACCCGCCACAGACTTAGGCTTTTTGGTTAGGTCGATTCAGATTGAGCCTGACTTACAAAATTTAAGAGTGCGTATTTTATCGCTTCACTCAATTGCACCTTATGCCAAACGGCTAGAATATGGTGATTTAAGCAGAGGTTTACAGCCTAGACCTTTTATGTTCAAAGGGTTGCAAGCCAAGAAGCAAGTCGCAATTGCTATTGTACAAAACGCGGTTAATCAAGCCATTCGTGATATGCAGGGAGTACCGCCGATATGAGTTTGTTTAACAGTTACGTTAAAGCAGTATGGGTAAAACTAAACGGTACAACAGGCTTAGTCGGTTTAGTTAAAGAGATTTTAGACGATAAAACAGCATTCCCTAAGATATGGTTAGAGGACGGCGGCGCGGCTGATTGGTCTAATAAAGATGATAATGGTTTAGAGGCCGTTATCACGTTGCACATTGGCAGCCGTGTCGAGGGAACAAAAGAGATTCGTGGTTTGATGGACAAATGTCATGCGGCATTGCACAATCAAGACTTGACTTTAGAGAGTGGGCAAAGCGTGTTGTGTCAGTTTTTGAGACATGATATGGTTATTGATACAGACGGCATTACGCGCCATGGCGTAATGCGTTTTAATTTGTTAATCAGTGAGGTGGCATAATGGCTAAATATAAAGGTAGTGACTTTCGTATCAAAGTACGCACAAGCACAGGACCCGATGTTTTCGCGGTAATCGGTGGCGGTAAAACAGATTCTTTGTCTATCAGCAATGAGACTGTAGATGTAACGGACAAAGACAGCTCAGGTGCGCGTCAATTGTTAGAGGGTGCTGGTGTTCGTGCTTATTCTTGCAAAGTATCAGGTGTGGTATCTGATAACGTGGTGTTTACTGACCATGTGATGGTTGCAGCTAATGCCAATACACACATTTACTGTAAGATTGAATCAGGCACAGGCGAAGCGTGGGCAGGCTTATGGGCTATCTCTAGTTGTGAGCGTTCAGGCGAATACAACAAAGAAGAAAATTTCAGCATGAGCTTAGAAAGCGCGGGCGATATTACTTATACGGCGGCCTAATATGCGTGGTTTAGTATTGTTAGACATCGAGGGACTGGAGTTTAATCTAGTCCCAAGTTTTGAGAATTTAGACAAATTAGAAACGGCGACAGGTAAGCCAATCTATGAGTTAATTTTTCAAATGCAACAACCAAAAGTTGGCGACATCACCAAAGCATTGCTTGCCTGTGCAGTGCCTACCACTGGCCGTTATCCTGATTGGTGGACGCGCGAAGAATTCTACAAGCGTATGCTAAAGTCAAAACGCCTTAGTGATTATGCGATTGCGGTTGCTACTTTCGCGGGTAATATCTTAACGGCTGGTAGCGATAGCGACATCAAAACCGTGTCAGAGGACGGCGAAAAAAAGTAGGTAAGGGCAGCATTTGGCACAAACTGTGGTCGAGTGCTGTCATCTACTTATCAATACAGCCGCGTGATGCGTGGCAATTAACGCCGTTTGACTTTTGGGCGTTATGGGATACGCACTTAGATAAAATGGAAATAAGCACAGGCAAAAGTTACAGCAAACCGATGACATTAGCCGAGTTCAACGAACTAAACGAGGAGTTAGACAAAATCCATGGCAACAACTGACGACCTCGTAATCAGCCTTAGGGCAGATGTATCTCAATTACAAAACAGTCTAAGACAAGTTAATCAACAGTTAAATAACACACAACAAAACGGTGTAATTGATTTAAGTGGTGATAACTCTCAATTACAAAGTGTTATACAACAAGTTGAATCTCAACTAATCGAATTACAAAGAGACGGCGTTATCAATTTAAGTGGTGATGATTCACAACTACAAACAGCACTGCGTCAAGCCAACAAACTCTTAGAAGATTTACAACAACAAAACGGCGTAATTGATTTAACAGCCAATACTTCACAACTACAAAACAGCTTGCAACAAGTTAGCCAACAAATAAAAGCCACAGTAAAAAGCGGCGGTGTTGTCAATCTAGAGGTGAACACTGAACAACTAAAAAAAGGACTTGAAGAAGTCAATGAGCAGTTATTGGCCACACAAGGCGCATCTATTGCAACCACTCAAGCTATGTCAACAGGGTTTAGTCAAGCTGCTAGTGCTGCGATTGCATATAGAGCTGCTATTGTTGCGGCAACAGCCGCAGCCGCCGCTTTGTTTGCAACAACAAACAATGGCGTTCGTGAATTTAACTCATTAGCTAACAGTCTAAACCTAACCTACAATCAATTAGCGCGATTGCGGTCGGTGTCAGAGGGTGCAAACCTAGAAACTGACATGATGATTGATTTGGCCAAAACGCTTAACGAGCAAATAGGCGAAGCGGCTAATGGCAATAAAGACTTTGAAGAATCATTTGCGCGTCTCGGCTTGTCAATGTCAGAGTTGACAAAATTAGGCGTAGATGAACAGCTAATTACGGTTGCTAACGCACTTGGCCAAGTCAGTAGCCAAGCAGATAAAGCACAAATTGGTGCTACTCTTTTTGGTGATAACTGGTTGCCTGCACTAAAACTCACCGAAGTTAATGTAAAAGCATTGGCCGATGAGTTTGATAAGTTACTGCCAAAGATAAACGATTTAGACGTTAGCCGAGCCATTGAAGCAGACAAAGAATTTGACAAACTTATTGCTAATTTACGCACCACAACTGAGATTGTTAGCAGTGATTTAAGCCCTGCTTTTACGGTTGCCACGCGCAATCTAAACGCGATGTTTAATGTCGATTCAGGTGAATTAGAAAACAATATAAGCGTACTTACGTTTTTATCCATCGAGCTTGGCGCACAGTTAATTAACATCTTTACCGCCACCAATGGCATTGTAAAAATCACAGCCGCATCTATTGGCACTTTAGGTAATATCATTGTAATGGGTGTTGCCGTGCCTATCGCGGCGGTAATGGACGTTTATAATACAAATGTTGCAGCTTTAACAAATGCGATGATTAAAGCCGAAAACGTCTATAACAAGTTTAAGGGCTTGCCACCTGTTGACCCTGTACCAATCAATAAAACCGCATCATTAAACGCGGTAATGGAACAAGTAAAACAGACTAAAGAGTTTTTAGAATCATTTGCCACAACAGGCATCGAAGATTTTGCAAGCGGCATCGGTGGCGAAGCGGGCGCGGCGTTTAGAGACGAGGCGATTGAAGAAGCAAGCCAAGTCAAAAACAAAAACAAAACAGGCGAACCCACAGCACCAAAAGGCGCGGGTGATGATGGTGATGCCGCTAAAAAAGCAGACGAATTACGCAAGGCCGCGCAAGAGTTATTGAAGCAAACGCTTGAATCTAACATGAGCGAGCTACAATTACAGGGCGTACATTTTCAGGCACTGTTAAGCCAACTCAAACAATTTAACGACCAAAAAGCGTTAAGTGATAGCGAGTATAAAGCAGGTGTTTTAGCGGCTAACGAAGCGTTTAATAATGATATTATCCAACAGGTTTTAGATGCTAGTGAAAAAGAACAAGCCGCGTTATTAGAAAAGCAAACCGCCGAAGATGAATATCGTACAAATCGCATTAACTCAATACAGCAAGTCATTGAAGAAAGCAGACGTGCCGGCTTAACCGAGCTTGAGTTATTAGACGAACAGCACCAACAAAAGATGGATAAACTAGCCGAGCTACAAGAGGGCGAAGCTATCTTTAAGGACGAGCTAAAACAGGCCGAGTTACAAGCCGAGTTAGCTCATTCTGCTAAAAAACTAGATATAATGATGGGTACGGGTAGCAAAATCCAAGAGCTAAACAAGGCGTTTCAAAAGGGGCAATTGCAAGGTAGTTTAGCGTTTTTTGCGGCTGATTTTGGCGGTATGTCACAGCATAGCCGCAAGATGTTTGAGCTAACCAAAGCTGCACGATTAGCAGATGCAGTTATCAATATACCATCGACAGTTATGGCGGCAGTCAAGCATGGCACAGAGATGGGTGGTTGGCCAGTCGGTGCAGCGATGGGCGCAGCTGCATTAGCAGCACAGCTAGGACAGCTACGCGCAATACAATCGGCATCATTTGGCGGTGGGTCAAGCGGTGGCGGAGGCGGTGCAGGGGTAGGCGCATCAAGTGCAGCAAGTGCCGAGCCTCAACAGCAACAGCCTATCATGCAGCGTTTCGTTAATGTCAGTGTTTTTGGCGAAGAAAATACTATGTATAGCCGCGATTCAGTGCTAAAGTTAATGCAGCGCATAGGTGAAGAAGTCAAAGACGGCGCTGTTTTAAGGGTGGTGTAATGAGCTTTGATGCAGCATTTATCGGGTATAAAAACTACTTTACCGCCACCGCGTCAACACTCAGCGCGGTAGGTGTAACAAGTGGTTATAGCGTCAACTCGTTAAAGAATTGGCAGCCGTTTGAATTTGTATCGTTTGATGCAGGTTCAAACAGTATCACCATTGATTGCGGTAGTGCCGTTAGTGTTGATTATTTCGCTATTGGCGCACATGAGTTATTTACATCGAACACCGACAATATCATTTTAAAAGCGAGTGCATTATCCGATTTTTCGGTGAGCGTAACCCTTGCCACCATTAACAATGTGAGTTCAGGTGTTTATGATGGTTCTTACGCTTACGACACTAGCACGGCAATACCGAGCCAATCAGTAGATGATAATTACAACGTCTGTTTAAAATTAGACAGTGTGTCATATCGCTATTATCGTTTAGAGTTTACGGCCTCCGAAGTTGTTAGAATTGCATTATTGGCAATTGGTCAGCGTATGGAGTTTGAGCTTGGCTTTTATAAGGGCATTGCACCACCTAAATTGAATGAAGATATTGTCGTAACTAACAACAAAAGCGAGTCTGGAGTATATCTTGGCCGCTCAATTGTTAGGACAGGCGTTAAGCCAACAAGTATCAATTTAGACAAAATGAGTCATTCTTGGCTTGAGAATACATGGTTGCCATTCAAGCAATCCGCCGAAGTCAATCCTTTTATATTTTCGTTTGGCAATACACCACTTTATAACAATCAATTTTGCTACCAAACATCATTTGCACCCGTGAAGTATGATGACCGCATAGGCGGTGGACATGGCTCATGTGGAATCACTTTTGAGGGAGTTATTAAATAATGGCTATTGTACCAAGCGGCATATCAGTACCCGCGCAAAGTAAAGTGCTAGATAATAATGTCGTAACAACAAGTTACGGCACAGTCTATCGCCAAGTGGTTAATTTAGCAGACCCTGAGACACCCACAAACTATCAGCGCGTAGGTTCTAACGGTGCTTATGTCGATGTTCGTAATGTTGTTGCATTGCCATTACCCACAGGCGCAGCAACAAGTGCATTACAAACCACAGGTAATAACACATTAAGTGCCATTGATACTAAGTTGGGTGGCACACTAGCTGTTAATGTTGGTCTTACTGATGCACAGTTAAGAGCTAGTAATGTTAATGTGGCTGTTAATGCTGCGTTACCGACAGGCTCTAATACTATTGGTAGCATTGCTAACACATCATTTGCAGCTACCCAAAGTGGTACTTGGAACGTAACAAATATTAGCGGTACTGTTAGTCTGCCCACAGGTGCTGCAACAGAAACAACAGTAGCAGGGCTTTTGACTAATACGCAATTACGCGCTAGTGCTGTCGAGACAACCAAAAAGACATCATCATTTAATCACATTACAACAAACACGACAACCACAGTAAAAAGCGGCGCAGGCGTTTTGCGGCGTATTGTGATTAACACAAAAGGCTCAGTCGCAAACACGCTAACGATTTATGATAATACAAGCGGTAGCGGTACAACCATTGGCATTATTGACACGGTAAACAGTGTTAGCGGTCATTTTGAATATGGTGTCAATTTTAGTACAGGTTTAACGATTGTGACTGCAAACGGAACGGCGGCAGATGTTACTGTCATTTATGAGTAATCAAAATGCTATCCGATTTATTAGTACAGTTTAATCCCGATGGTTCGCTAGTTTACGTTAATCCATACCTAAACGGGCAATTGCTCATGGGTAGAATGCCGTTTAATTATGTTGAGCTAGAGTTGGATTTTTGCGCTAATGTGGCAGGTGTAGCACCTTGCACCGCGATAGAAACAGGCAATGCTAAATGTTTTAATACGCTTGCATCGTGTAATGATACTGCTAATTTTAACAAGACAACTAAGATATACCGATTCTGTAGTCCTAATGGGGCGCGTGTACCAGTTGGTTTAGACGCGATACCATGCCTAAAATCAATCAGTATGTCACCCGCACAGATTGATGCTAAGAACGGCATGGGGTTACGGGCATCATGTGATATACGATTGCAAGACTTCCCCCACGATGATATTCGCATTGACCCTTATGTAAATGGTCGTACTTATATACCCATCAATCAAGGCACATACTTTGGCAAACTAAAGGCGCGTAACCCGTTTTACAATGCGCGTATCATGCGAGTTTATACAGGGTTTTTAAATACAGACGGCTCATTTAGTGCTAATAAATTCGAGCGTAGGACGTTTGTTATTGAGGCGTGGGACGGCTTAGATGCGTTAGGCGTGACACGCATCACGGGTAAAGATGTTTTAAAATTGGCCAGTGACGAAAGAGCGGTATGTCCTATACCGAGTCAAGGCCGTTTAAATTTAGATATGACCGCCATAGCGACATCATTTACAGTTACACCATCGGGTGTAGGTGCTGATTATGATGCGAGTGGGTATGTGCGCGTAGGTAGCGAGGTAATGAGCTATACCCGCTCAGGCGATGTTTTTACAGTGGTTAGAGGTCAGCGTAACACGTTAGCCGCCACACACAAACAGCTTGACACGGCGCAATTGTGTAAAGAGTTTTTAGGTCAAACATCACAAAACATTGTCTATGATTTATTAACTAATTTTGCCAGTGTACCTACATCGTATATTGATAAATCAGCATGGGACGCGGAGCAGGTAGGTTATTTACCACGGCTATATAACGCACTTATCACCACACCCACAGGCGTATCTAAGTTAATCACTGAATTGTCCGAGCAAGTAGGCTTTTTCTTGTATTGGGACGAAGTGCTAGAGAAGATTGTATTTAGAGCGATTCGACCTAATAGCGGTAGCGAGCAGATAACCGCATTAACTAGCGAATACAATCTATTAGCTGATAGTCTAAAATTAAAAGATATTGTTGATGACCGAGTCAATGAAGTGTGGGTTTATTACGGTGTGCTTGACCCGTCAAAAAACTTGTCAGACGATGCTAACTATAGCGTGGTGTATGTTGCTTCAAACGTAGCAGACCAATCCGATGTACAAAATCGCGACATACGCATTAAAAAGATTTTGAGTAGATGGATAACAGACAGGGCAGCGGCCATAGAGCTTGGCCAACGATATTTAGAGCGTTTTGCCCTTGCACCTGTTGAAGCTGATTTTATGCTTGATGCTAAAGACTCTAATTTAAAGTTATGCGATTTTGTGACCATTGAGTCAAAGCAAAAACAGGATTTTACAGGCTCACCATTAGAGCTACTTCTACAAATTACCAAGCGAGTCGAAAAGCAAACAGGCACTACATGGGCATTTGTTGCGCGTCAATTTGCGTTTAGTACTCAAACCTTTAGCAATAGACAGATTTATATTGATGGTAGTGTGTCGAGTGAATTACTTGATTTAGATTTAAAGGCCGCGCATGACTCACGCTATGACCCATCGACTTTAGTTAGCGGCTCAATTGTTGAGTTTATTATCACGTCAGGCGTGTTAATATCAGCCTCTAATACCTCAAACTACGCCCTAACCAATCCTAATACATGGCCTAGCGG